GCGACAGTAATTGCAGGGAGATAAATAGGATTTGTTATATACGCCCTAACATCCATGCTTACGTTTAGTGTTGCGCTTGCGGTTGTTCCAAAAACTATTGGAGTATAATATCTTGTTGAGCCAAGTTTCGGCCTAACAATTGCTGGCAAGAATGTTCCTTGCCCACCAAGAACTGCGTTTTGTTCCCCAGCCGCTGGAGCAGGACATAAACCCGCCGTGCCTGCGGCCGAACTGGTCGCTCCAACTAGATTCGATGGACTGCCGCCGCCAAGGAATCCCATACCTTAACCCTCCCAAGCCACGAAAGCCTTACCTGTCGTAGCGCATAATACGTTGATCGCTTGGGTAGGAATAAAGCTGGTTTCAAAGATCATCCCGCCCCCGTTTGCGGAAAGAAGCAATCCAGTAGTGGTAGTTGGCGTATATCCAACACCAAGATACATCGCAGTGTCGGAGATATTCTGAATTACAAAATACTTTCTGGACGAGTTGGATGCCGCAACCTGTTGCGAGGTTCCTCCTGTCGTAATGGTGGACGAGCGGGTAGTAATTGTTCCAGTGGAGGAAAGTGCAGTAACGCTTCCGCTTACTGGTACTGCGGTGGCTCTCAGTTGAGTATCTGTGAGAGGCTGAGAAAGTCCTGTATTGGCAGTGACGGTTCCGCTTACTGGAACGGTTCCGTTGATGTTTGTATTAACCCTTCCGCTTGAGTCAACTGATACGGCTCTAAGATTTGTACCATCTGATCCTCCGTATAGATTTGCGGAAGTCGGGGCTGTTGATCCAACCGTACCAGCAGAAGAAAGATTAACGTCTAACCTGCGAGCGGAGCCAAATACAGTTGAGGTGATTGCGTTCCCAGAACCATCACGGGTATTGGTATCCAGAGATGACGGGAAAGAAACACTGGCTGTTACGTCCAGACTTCTTTTTGCCCCTGAGACGGTTGATGTGATTGCGTTTCCAGATCCATCCCTTACGTCCGAAAGAACTCCGTTTGCCAAGTCATTCTTAATAATTGCCGTATCCGCAGAAAGCGTAGTCAGCAAACCAGTAGTCGTGTCGAGCTTACTCTCCACCTGATCGGTATTGAGATTAAGCGTATCGGCGTTTACCGATATATTATTTAGTGCATCGTAGAACTCTTTATGGCTGGGCATTGTGTTATCCTCTGCTGAAGAACTTAGTCTTGATCAACTCCCAAGATATGGAGACAGCCGTGCCGACGATGGCAGCTGCTAAGTAGAAATGCCCCCTAAGTTTCTCGAGTGCCGTCACTCGATTAACCAGATCCCCGTAGCTAGAGAGGCTCCGCTCAAGCATGGAACACAGGCCGACCTGACGCTCCTCCATTCTTGCGAGCCGTTCCCTGATATCCGACATGTCAACGTCTATGATATTCATTGAGGTAACATCTGCTGGAACTGAGCGTTCTTGGTCTCAGTCTGCATAGCCTTCATAATCTGTGCGCCGATCTGCTTGGCTAGGTTCGGGTTAGTCTGCGAAAGGAACTGGATGTGTTGCTGTAAGTGCTGGGTGTAGGCAGCGCCGCTGTCCTGAGCGAGCTGCTGTCCACGCTGACCAGCCAACTGCAGACGATCCATATGGATTTGTACATGCACCTCGTGATCGTCGGCAGGCTCAACAGCCACAGCACCGAAGCCTTGGTCGAGCAACAGATTCTCGCTTCCAGCTTCTTCTGCCTGCATCTGCTTCTTGAGCTGAGGATCGATCAGCATGCGGTTGACAAGGTGGGGATCGTCCACCTCCAGCAGATCCTTGCGGAGTTCTGGCTGGTTAATGTACGGATCGTTACGGAGGGTCTGGAACCGCACCAAAGCCTTCTGGTACTGCATCACTCGGTTCACACCGTCAGCACTGCCTGAAGGTTTGATCTGGTAGTCAAAGATGATTGCCTCGGCAGGGACAGCCGAGAACTGGTTCTGGTATTCAAAGAGAAGCTGGTCGTGTGCGTACTCAACTAGGATTGCATATGCCTGCTTGTAGATTTCGCTCAACGCCAGCCTGAAAAGTTTAATGCGGAGATCCGTGTTCACGCCCATCAGCTGTCCGATATTCTGCACCTCAGTAGCCGTGCGTGGCTTGGAGCTTCCTAGTCTTCCCTGCGTCAGACCGAAGTCAGGCATCGACACCAAGTACTCGGAGACCTGACGCATCTGCACCATTTCCTGATCAAAGCTGATCGGTGGCTGTGGCATGAGTACTGGCTTAACTCCCGTGGGCAAGAGAACCCCTGTGCCGAATTTGATATTGTTCACATTGGGTATGTCCTGATCAGAGGAAAACATCGGTGAGTTGTAGAGGCTCATCGCATCAGCCTTGGCATTCATGGTCTTGGTCAACGCAGCTTCAAATGGTGCCACCGTTTCACAAACTCCACGGCTGGAATAAAAACCTTTGTCTGGAGTAAACTCCAGCATGCACGGGACAAACGGCATATCCCCGTGGGCATATGGAAGCTCAAACTTCGGGCGAATAGGTTCGTCTGGAGCCTGTGGGCTGAAGGTCTCCACAATGATCTTGCCCTTGTCATCCCGATAGTAGCACTCCCAGATAATGATGTTATCCCGTAGGCTTCCCTCGGTCAGACCTTGCTTGCCTAGCTTGTGCTGATCATACGAACGGATACCAGCACCAGCCGAGTTACCCTCGCCTTTGATCCGCTTAATAAAATCATCGTCCTGCTTGTATGCCTCGTTGCGACGATACTGGGCTTCAGAGATCTCCATGATGTGGCAAATCCGATCACAGCTGTCCATGTCCGTTGTGTAAAACGGGAACACAATGTACATCGGGTTAATCGCATCAAACTTGACCGACTTGCTTGCCTCATCCCAAGAGGTTTTCATAAACGAGATACCGCAACGCAGCATGGCCGATACATAGACCATCATCTCGGTTTCAAAATTTGAACGCTCACGCAGCATGTAGTTGAACCAGCTCTCCGCTGCATAGCGCAGAGACTGCATCTGGGGTTTGCGTGGGGTAAAGCTGGCCAGATTCTCAGCTGAGTAAATCTGGTTTATGTAAAACGGTACGAACTTATTGATGATTGAGTTCGATAAAGGGTAGTGAAGGTCGGCTGCGTTCGGCCAAGGTTTACGCTTCCTGCGAAGACCACCATTGCACATAGTGTACCAAACCCTCTGCCGATCCTCCCAAGTGGTTCGCTTTTTAAGGTCTTCGCAAAAAGCATCGTACAGCTCCTGCGTGGTCATTTAGTCCCCAGCGTCGAAGCCACTTCTGGCATCTCCAAAGTTAGTTTGAATGGCATTGCCGAATACATCTGTCTGCAAATGACTACCACCAGCATCATTTGAGGTCAAGCTCGGTCTGGTCTTGACATAAGCCCAGATGGCACCTGCGGCTGCATCCGCACGATCTGGGCTGCTCCCGCCAGTCCTTTGCTTGTATTCAGCCTTGGACTCCAGCTTGATGCTACCATTGGATGTGCAGAAGAATCTGCGGGTACACAACTGACCATCCATAATGTCGTCTTTGGGCAGGATCACTCCCCTGTCCTCAATCATCTTGCCAGCGGTAAACAGCATCTCGGAAGCCTTGTTGGCGTACCCAGCCAAACCAGCCGTACCAAAGTTCACACGGTTGACGCTGTACCCCTGCTCGTCCATGCGCCTGATCATGGGCGACCCGATCCCACCGTTGTCAGCCCAGACCAGCTTTGGGTTCACTTGAAACGCCCGTAGTTCCCTGATAACCCGTCCTACGGTACGCATTTCATCCCGATCCTTGATAATGATCAGGGGCAGCAGCTTGTTGCCATCCATGATGGCCACCGCCGTCTCGTCAACCCCAGCCCCACCCCAGTCGATAAAAGCCACCCTATCCATCGGGATGTGTGAAGGGGGTGTAGCCCTGCAGTCATGGATCTTGGTCTCTGAGATAACGGTCTCATTATCAGCCTCATCCACAAACTCGTTGTGGATCATGCTCCTGACCAGCGGGTGATCATCCCCATACAGCTCCTTCAGCCTTCTTATGGACTCATCCGTAATATGTGGGCATTGGCCGATAGGAATAGTGAAAGTCTTCCAGAACTTGGCATGTTCCCTAAAGCACTTGGCAAAGAAGCTGTTTGCTGAACCTGTGCTGCTAATAGCTAACCAGCGGTTAGGTTGGGTGCGTTCACCTGCATGCCAGATCTCTGCAGGTATGGACTTGGCCTCGTCATAGATCAGCATCAGGTTGCCCTTACCTCCCGTGGTGCTGCCCTCGGGATGCCACCCCTCCATCCGCTGGGGTTCGTCGGTGGTGAATGCCACTGCCCTGCCGTTAATCGGGCTGATCAGCTCGTTGGAGTTAACCGTCCAGCCCTTCAGCTTGGAAGCGTACTTATGGACGGTGGCAAACAGCCCTGACTTAATCTGTCTGCCTACGTTAGAAGTTACGATCACATAGCTGTTAGGGAACACAGCGCAGTGCCAGATAATGGATGGTACCACCAAGAAGCTGGACTTGCCCGATCCGTTGGGTGCCCTGACAGCCACTCTGCCACCAGCATCAAGAGCATCCATGCACTGGATCTGCCAAGGGTAGAGGCTATCCATCCCAAGGTAGTGGCTGGAGAACCCCGCCAAGGTTGACAGGAACTTCAGCTTCTGGAGTTCATTCATTTCGGGCATCTGACTTCTCCTTGGTTATCCGCTTGGCCTCCAGCTTGGCCTTCTTTCGCCGCTTACGGGCTTGTATGCGGCGTTTGACACGGTGGATGAGTGCGTAGTCTGGGTCGTGCTTAAGACGGCGTTTAAGCCATTTTCGGCACATGGCGTAGAAGTGAAGTTTGTAGGCTTCATCGGAGTGGAGACGGGCTTTGTGTTCGGTGTAATTCCAAGGCATGGGGGAGGGTTTTTAGGGGGTGGGGGTGTAGCCGATAAAGCAGGGGGGTGGTGGGTTGTTTGTCTCTATATATTTAAGTGCATGGGCGGGGGTGGGGTGGTGGTAGGGGGGTAAAGCGCAGGCCGAAGGAGGAAGATGTAAGTCGTTGATTTTCAAAAATAGGAAGATAAAAGATTTGATACTCTAATCATCGAGGGTGATCATCATTGCTGAGTGTCAGGTAGTTGCGGAAGAGGTGGTGGTGCATCTGTTAACGGAGTAACATCAATGGTCTGCAGTCGTGCCTCGCTCAGTCTCTGGCAGATGGTAGATGATACATCAAGAGACAGAGTGTTAGTCGTTCCACCTGAGACTCTTAGCTCTGTCTTCTGGCTAAACTCCTCGGGGCGAACCCTCTCGAGGAGCCACTGAGCGGATTGTGGCGAAGATTGGGCATGATTTCGTAGCTTGGTGAGATTGTCGGCTATGAAGTGCTCACGCTCCGCATCTAGCCTAGCCGAGAAGTCCTCATTTTGCTCCCTCAACTCAATCAACTTTCCAACTGAAGTTCCAACAGCTCCCGCAATAGTTCTGAGACTCATACCGAGTCGAGCGAGTCGATAGACCTCTTTTATTTTTGATTGCGAAAAGTTGTCTAAGGTAATTTTTGGCCTTCCAACTTTTTTCTTCACCTCGACGATTGGCTGAGGCTCAGGCTCAGGCACTGGATTAGGTTTCTTTTCTGGCATGCTGACAACTGGTGATCCATTCACCACTTCGACACTCAGTCCATCAGCTGGGTCTTTGACCTTCGCTCGCTTTCGACGCATGGGAACTTTCGCCACTGATCAGATTTTGATTGCATCTTTGCAGCTGTACAGCATTTTCCAGCTGTTAAGCAGTTAGTGTCCTCTCGTCGGAAGAAAGATCGAATAGAGCCGAGCGAGTTGTGAATTCCTCGATGGGTTGGCTCTCGTGAACTCCACCAGCCCTTAAAAAATAACGGCGGGAATACTCGAACATTCGAGCGTGAAGGCTGGTCAACCCGAGCACGAAAAGAATTTCCCTGCGAGTGGATCATCCCAAGCGGTGACAACTCCAAGCCTTCCCCTTTCATGGGGGAGGCTGTCAGCTCGTGGAGTCAAACCCAGCGATGAGTCGAACCTCCACCTAGTGACAACTCTCTCCCCTTCACTCACCCTCCCCACTGGAATCCATCGAACATCCTTCGAAACCTTCTAACCGCTACCGCATGAAATACTCTCTCGAGACCAGTCGAACTTCTGCTATTAAAAAAACTTTTTCATGCATGCGGTTCCAGCTGGCTGAGACTTGGAAAGAGTCTTTCCAACATGCCGTGGACGGCGACCACTTTGCTTGGTAAAAATAAAAACATGACAACTAAAAAGGAGGGGGCTTGCAGGGTGTTCGCCCTTTGCACCAACCAAGCAACCACCACCATCAGCAACCCTATCAAGGGCGAGATTCCAGCCTGCCAGCGATGCGCCGACAAGATTAAGCGCATCGATGAGGCGAGCCGACCAGCCTCGGTAAGTAGCTCGGCAAAGAGCTGAGTCATTCATCATGAGTGGGTTCAATCCCCACCATGATTTCCAATCCTACAGAGTAGGCACCACCGCTGTCCTCATACTACCCCGACCCTGAAATCAATTCCTAGGGCATCCTCGAGCGATATTTTAGGCATTGATTGGTGATCCCATGCTTCCCCCTGCCTTGTGTCATAACCAACTATAAAGCAGTTGACAGGATAATCATTATGATGCATAGTGGTGAAAGTTCACTCACAACTTCTACAGGCGATACTAAGTCGTTCGACGCTTCAAGGTGCATTCCTCGAGTGAGAATTTCCCCACATATCGGAGACCTCACCGCCGAACCCGAGACAATTACAGGTGCTGATGATCTATTATGATCTGGCAACTCAAAGTCCCGAGGTTATCCAATCGGCAACGAGCAAAGCTGGCAGTGACCCGCAGGGATGCGGTGATCTTCCAGAGGGCACTTTGATTCTTGGATAAACAGAACGACCTCGGGCTAATCACTCGAGGGTGGATCGAGTCGGGAGACGAGATACCACCGCTGATTAAAATTTAAGAACTGATATCATACACTGCACCTCTGGCCTATGTCGGCTGGGGTGCAGTAATGATCTCAGCCCAGTAAGCGGAGGTCATACAAAAACAGGAGGACAGACAATGAAACATACAGCAAAAAAGCACTCTGATCACTACGAGTATAGGGGTTATCGAATCAAGAGATACGATAACAAGTACCTATGCGACTCAGAGATCACTGGAATCCAGTGGAACATTTACTCGCCAAATGACCCAACCTTCAACGGATCGCTGGAAATCACCAGCACTCTCAAGGAGGCAAAGTCTTGGATAGATTATTGGTCAGAAATTGAAGCACGGAAAAACAAATAACAAAAGGAGGAACACATGGACGAAGAGCGATTCCAAGTCGATGAGACTTTGGTGATGCACTCGCCCTTCACCAACGAGGATACCCTTGTAAATTTCAGGGGCTTCCTTGGCGGTGACAAGGCAGTGGTCATCCCACTCCCGAAAGGACTGCAAATGTCAGTCCCCTCGGAGTGGCTGCGCAAGCAGTGATCACCCTCAGCCCTCGGGAGGAATGCCCCGAGGGTTGCAGTGATCCCTGAGCACTCAGGGTGCACAAACAAAAACAAAACGCCCGCAAGGGCAGAAGGAGCAGACAATGAACAAAATCACCACAACACAACTCAACAGCTACGCACGGCTGGTCGATCTCTCGATCAGGCGTTTCATCGGTGGCAGACAGGATCGTAAAGCCACCAGCGAGGTCGAGGCCAACCACTCGATCTCGGCTGGTCAGGGCGGTCGATTCGTCAAGGCACTGATCCGTCCCGACTACCTCAAGTCAATCAATCGGGTTGCCTCTCGGATCAGGGAGAACTTCTACAAGTTCACCCTCCCTTGGCGGGGCGAGAGTCGGGTTCTCCCGATCTCTCAGTTTCAAGCCTTCACCGAGGCACACAATAGGCTCGTGGACGAGTTCAATAGACTCGCCGACGATCTTTGTGCTCGGTACGACGAGATCAGGAACGAGGCCGAGGTTCGGCTCAACGGATTGTTCAACGCATCGGAGTATCCATCCAGCTCGAGCGACTTTCGCTCCCGCTTCGAGGTGACCTTCGACGCTGAGGCATTCCCTCGGGAGACCGACCTCAACGACCCCCGCCTGCAGGCTCGTGCCCAGCAGGCGATCTCAGCCCGACTGGCTGACGCTCACAGACAGCTACTCGATAGGGTGGCTGATGTGGTCGCTCACTTTGGTCGCACCTTGGCCAACCCCAAGGCGATCTTCCGTGACTCAACCATCACTGCCATCAGCGAGACAATCGAGGAGGCAGAGGCGTTGAACTTCACGGGCAACGCCGAGATTGCACAGGCACTCTCGGACGCTCGGAAAACTCTGGTCGCATTCAACGACCCGCAAATCTTGCGGGATTCGAAGGCGGTCAGGAAGGATGCGGTGGTCGCATCCCAGTCGGTACTCAGCACCCTGCAGAGCCTGCAGTCCTCACTCGGGACTCAGGCATCTGCTTAACAGCAGTAAACAGAAAGGAACAGACAACATGAACAACAACATCAACCAAATTAAAATCGGAAACCTTGCGAGCGATCTCGCAACGGCATTCAAAAACAAAATCTCCTGCCTGCTCATCGGGCGGGCGGGAGTCGGCAAAACTGCCATCGTGCAGGACGCTTGGAAGCGGGTCGCTTCCGAGATCGGTGGTGACCCCGAGGTCATCGTCGATACACCTGCCTGCTCTGATCCGACTGACTACAAAGGTTTGCCAGTCGTGATCGACGGGTCAGCAGTGTTCGATCCCATCGGCCTGCTACGCCGACTGCTCAAGGCAAAGAAGCCCACCCTGTGCTTCCTCGATGACTTGGGTCAGGCCAGTGAGGCGGTGCAGAAAGGTCTGCAACACATCATCTGGGCGAGAGAGGTCGAAGGCAAACGCATCCCCGACTGTGTGCAGTTCGTCGGAGCGACGAATGCCCGCACTGATCGGGCTGGCGTGGGCTGGCT